ATATAAGAGAGAATTTTATAAAGATGGCAATAGGTTGGTCTTATGTGTTGATGAAGTCTACAGGAGAGATGCAGAATATAGACGAGGGACTAGCGTGGGATCAGGAAAGAGATGCCGACTTTCTTACAGGACAAAAAGGCGCGGCACTTACAACAAAACAATACGACTTCCCTGAATCTATATTTAAGTATACAGCAAGATTAGTCGCTCACAAAAGACGCGGAGAGGACGTACCTGCAGAAACATCAAAGGTTCTTTGGGATGTGTTTGGTCTAGGACAGTTTGACAGAAGTCTTGGCACATTTGAGAGAGGATTTGGTAACATCATACTGGGTATAACCACTGGAGAGCTAGATGACTTTTTTAAAGACTCTGCACCTGCTATACTCGGAGATACAGGAGCAACAGTTGTATCAGGTATGACAAGACCACTAGATCCGATAAATCAGATGGTAGCATTAGCGCAAGGAGAGAACTACGTTGATGCAGATAGAAGACAAGGTAATAAATACTTTAACAGATCTATACGCTACATAGATAATATCTTTTCGGGTATGCTTCCTGCTAAAGAAGAAAAGAAAATGGCTACATCTGCAACACCTAGAGGTGCAGGTACAGCCAAGGTATTAGGCTACAGAGAAGTGCCTAAACAGAGTTACACGGAGAGGATGTTTAATAGTATAGGTAGACCAAACTGGAGAGTAGGTTTCTTTGGAGATATACCTGAGGCAGACGCTAAATTAAACCAACGATTATTTTATCACCTAGAAGATGCGGCAAGAACAGCGTTTTTAGTGAAAGGGTTTAAAGATATGTCCACCTCAAATAAGGAGAAGGTGGTGAAGAGCCTATTGGAGAGAGCAAAGAGGAGAACTAAAGATAGTTTTAAGAACTCTCTGCTTGTGAGTGATAGAGAATTAGAGATGCAGTATAGTTTAGATAAGACCTACAAAGATAGTGTCATACGAAAAGCTATAACAGATATTGGTTTAGATGAAGACTTAGATGATCTGAACGAAGAACAGCTACAGATGCTGAGAACGTATCTAAAGAATAATGATGAATATCCTAAGAGGGTTGTGGGAGAGTTGTAAAAAGAAAGGGGCTTTCGCCCCTCTCAGTTAATACCATTTGGTATAAAGTTTAAGTGGATCTAAACTAGACCATGAGGACGAATAGCCTGATACACCAAGAGCTTTTAGCTCCTCGCGTACAGCTTCATCGGCAGACTTACGTGCTTCCATAGCAGATTTAAGACCTGCCATCTTTTTTTCACGATAAGCTTTTTTCATATCTCTAAGTTGAGTATCCAACTCAGTGATTTCCTTTGCCATATCCTCAAGACTGATTTCACTTTCCATCTTCACCTCCGATTTTTTGAAAGCTTTTTCTGCTTCTTGCCTCGCTTTGTTCATCCAACCTCTCCAAGTTTCGATAATATGCGACATTGAAGCCACGCTCCCATTCTTTGAACGATACAGTGTTCGGGTAAAATGGGTTGCCCATCATCATCTTTGAATTGGTTTTTAGTAAACCTTTTCTAAAGACTTTGAATCCTAATGTAAATGGTCTGGGTTTTTTATGTTGAGTGTTCATTACTATTATAAAACTTATCTCTTTCTGAGCATCCAATAAATAAAACAACAGAGTTAGGTTCGTTCTTTTCCAGATGATCTGCTAGTGTTTTGTTTATATGCTCGTTGTTATCATCTAAAAACTCTATACACTCCGCATTACTGTAAAAAGACGTACCCTTATACTCTATAGCACTAATCATTCCATTTACCATGATTGTAGCATATATTATGATACTACCCATACTATGCTCCTATATCTACGATTTCACAACTGTCACCAGAACATGCGAATGTTTGTGACGACTTTGTGTTATCTTCTTTTTCATAATTTGTAAAGGACTTCCAATCTATATTTCCGAACTTACCGCGAAACTCATTGTATACAGCTTCTGTGCAGTCCTGATAGGGTGCTTGTTGATAAGTATGATCGGAATGTGGTAAGAAAGAAACACCTGACATCTCGTCAAAGTGTTTGAACACAAACGCTCCTACTTCCATCCATTCATCATCCCTCACAGAAATAGTCACTGACGGCTTGTGTTCACACCAGTACCTCTGATATGTGAGCCACGTTTGTAGCTGTTGTATGGCTGTTAAATCATCTCTCATGACGGATTTCTTGGGGGACTTCATAGGGAAGCTAAATACTGTCTGCGTATCAGGCTTCATGACATCAGGCTCACTAGGTATGCCACTGTCTACCATGAAGTTAGTAAGAGGATCTTTATTATCCCCCCTAACAGTACGGATATAATAACTACTATGACGAGGGTGGATACCACTGCTTGAGTCAACAAGTTGTGATACTGTCCCACTTGGTTTGACGCAAGTGATGGCGGTGCTTTGTGGGATTCCAAAGATTGCTGACCATTCTTTGTTCGTTTCAACGGCAACCTTCCTAAGTTCTTCAAGTGTTTTATCAAGTCCATGCTTCTTTCCGCTAGTTAATTGGTTATCCATGATACCAGTAAGACTGACACCAAGGAGTCTTTCTTCTTCTGTGTTCTTTTGCCATATCTTTCTTAAATACGGAAACTTAGTAAGGGTAGATTGTGCTGTGCCAAGTATAGTAGCGAGCCGTACCTTTCTTTTTAAATCTTCAAACTTATCTTTTTCTCTTATCACAACCTCTGTCAAGTTGCAGAACTGGTAGGGTCTAAGTATAATTTCACTACAAGGGTTAGTACCAAACTCATGATTAGCGTCCCTTCTACCAAATTTCTTTGCTTGTTCCTTTGCAGATAACCTATTAAATATACCACGCTCCCCTGACTTTGACTCCACAAGAGATGTCCACTCTCTAAGGAATGTTTCTCCATCAGGCTTATCTGTGTAGCATACAGAGTTATTAGATAGTGCCATCTGTGGTGCTGTCTCCCACCATTGTCCTGACTTAGCGTGTCGCATACGTCCATCTGATAGATTAGATAAACTAATCATAGCAGAACGTCTGACACCGCCAGAAACAACAACCTCTCCAACCTTACACATTAAGTTGTGACAATCATAGCTAGACAGTTTACGTCCTGCGTTATGCTTAAACAATGAAGTAGTAAAGTTAAAAAGATCTATCAAAGGTGCAGGACCACTGGCTCTACCGCCAAACACCTTTAATCTTGATCCTGCAGGTCTAACCTTAGATACGTCCCAGCTTGGTGCTTCCCCCATATATAAATGCCCTATAAGTTTACGTAAAGATTTTGCCCATCCTTCTTTACTGTCTTGTACATCTATAACCGTATCTACCTGCTCTATGTTTTGTGGTATCTCTGGTAGTTGATTGACATACTGTCTCTCCACAGAGAACCCAACACCAGTCCCACACAATAGTATATACATAGCTTCATCAAAAGCTTTTGGGTCATCTATTGGTAGATAGCTACAGTTGTATCCTGCAGTATTATCTCTTTCTAAGGCTGACCCTGCTGTCATCAACGCTCTCATAGAGGGCATGACTTCTAAGTTGTGTATAGCATCAAACATCTCTTTCTTAGGTAGCTGACCTTTTACCTTCTCTGTAATATAGTCTACATATCTAGTTACTGTCTCTTCCCAAGTCTCTCTTCTTCCTGCATCATCAAGCCATCTTGCGTATCTTGATATTGCTATAAATTTTTGATAATCATCCATGCTTTTTTATTTTCACTCCCTCTAGTGTTAATCCATCAATGTCAAACAAGTAGTCTTTTAGTATATCTTTCAACGCTTGTTCATCCTGCTCTTTACCATCGTAGTTTACTGGTAGTATATTTTCTTCTTCATCTACTACTATTACCATGTTTACTGTGAACTTCATGATTCTTTCTCTAACTCTTCTATTAATTTATTTAAATACCATTTACCTTTTTTCAAGTCTTGTACTTTTAGATCTACTATAGAGTTCTTGTAGTCGAATCTATGTATATACTTGTGTACATTACCCTCGCAGTAATATCTAAAGTTATCTCCTAGTTGTTGCCTTATGTAGTCAATACACTCCATACCGCCTTTGTTGTAGTGTGGGGGATTATTTACTTCATCTGTCATCTTTATTGCTCCAATCTAATTTAATAACATTGTCTTTGCTTTCAACGATCTCAAGCTTAGGAACTCTTGGTGTGTGCTTCTTCAAGAAGGTAGCCATCATATCTCTGAACTCAGGATCTATCTCCATCATTCTAACAACTTCCATCATAACTGTCAACATATCAATGACACCATCGTGCGTTACTTTGTCCCACTTATTGTCATCACTGTACAACAGATTGAACGTGCTTTCTCCCGTTGCTCTACCAAGATCATCTGTATCAACTTTAACGACCAGAGCATAATCATCTTTTCTAATATATTTTCTCATGAGCCTATAGTTTTATCCTCTTTTTTCTTTCTGTCAACCATTGTTTTGGTATTTCTTTGTGTGCGTATAGGAAGCCATGTTTTTCACACCAATCGCAGTATCGAGTCTTAGATCCTTTTCGTAATATATTGTTTGCATTTTGAAATAAAAACCTTATATCTAAGTCAGGATACTGCTCTTTGATTAGCAAATGTTTCGTTCTATCGCTTGGGCGTAACCATCCTTTCGCTTCAATAATAATACCATTGTTAAGAATAAAGTCAGGCTTGTAGTATCTATGTCGCATAACAGCGTATTTAATTCTAATTTCTTCATATCTAACCTTTTGTTTTACTGACCTTAACCATCTTGCTACGTCATACTCGAACTTGCTCTTTAACTTTAGTTTCGCCATTTGCAACCTTTACATAATTAATTAGGGGCGGGTTTGCAGACTTAGAAACTTTAGAGGGTAATACTTGCAGGTCTGTCCAGCAAGCATCTCTAAAAGAACACAGACTACACTCGACACCTAGTTTTAAATTACCACTTAACTTACCGTAGTATGTCTCTTCTATAGGTTCATAGCATCTTTCAAAAGGCGCATCGTCTTCTATGTACGCTATTGTGTCGTCTATCTTTTTAAGTTCCTCATTCATGTCGAGTTCATCAGCATCAACATACTTGAAGTTTCCGTTAGCTTTATTGACTGCCCACCAGCCACCTGCTTTTACTCCTCTAGCCTTAGCGTACCCTGCTAACTGTGCAACGTATCCAAAACTATCTTTACTCTTTAACGTATTAAAATCTACAAACTTGTTGTCATAAGACCAAGGCGAAGTAGACTTAACGTCATCTACTTTATCATTAAGAACTAAGTCATAACTACCCTCTATGTCTTTCTTCTTTGTTTTTAACACGACCTTCTTACTGTCCTCAAACTTAACCTTAGAGGCTCTTAAAAGACCTTTGAAGACCGCCTCAACGATGTCGCCCAGTATCATGTTAATTAAGAAGTAAGGGGAGTTTGGTTGCCTTTTCTCAGGGTGGTTCTTCTCGAACCAAAGCTGACACTTCTTACGTCCGATGTTAGACATACGAAGCCTAAACTTCCGCTTATCCCCTGAGAATTGGCGAGACAAAGCGTCCTCTACATCTTTGGCTATGTGGTGGAGGGTAGCCTTATTCATCTTGGCTTTACCAAGAGAAACTTTCTGTAGGAACTCGTGTATCGCCAACTCTGCAGGATGGTTCATCTACTCGTCCTCAATCTCAACGATAGAAGACACAATTTCCTCGTCTGCCTCAGACAATTCCTCTGGTCTTCTGTTCTCCTCCCATTTGGAAAGAGTGATTGAGTTCATAGATTCAACCCACTCGACAAAGCTATTCAGTGTCTCTTGATCGTCAGCATTAATCTCTACTTCTTCACCTAGAGAAGCTTTGACAACCGCGTATGTCGCTCCACTAGGGATACTCTTTAACTCGCTAGACAACTTGATGTTATACTGAATAGGAAGTCGGTTCTTCCGTTGTATCGCGCTGAAGATGTCAGTCATAGCCTTGAAGCTATCTCTGTTCTTAACACGCATAAAGAAAGGGAACTCTTTAACATCAACAGATTTACCGTTAGCATCCTTAGCATTGTCAAGTGTACACAGTCCAAACACAATCTTGTACCGCTTAGTACCTTTCATGATGTCCTGCGTTTCTTGTGGCAAAGACGAAAAGTCTTTGACATAACCAGAAGGTCTACCGCAGTTGAAACCTCCGTAGTTATCCTTTAAGTCCACACTGAGAGACTTA